GCCCACATACAGCCGGGCGGTATAGGTCTTCCCGATGTTGGGCAGGTCGCAGAGTATGGCGCTCAGACCGCTCTCCTGACACGCTTTCAGCTGCGTCGTCACAAACTCGTAGGTCTCCGTCTTCGCCGGGCGCCACTCCATCTCGCCACGCAGATGCACGCCCAACTTGCGCGCCACCGTGATCCACATCGCCTCGCTCATCATCCGCTCCGTCTTTCCGTTGCGTAGCGAGCTGTACACGCTGCTACTGATGCCTAACGATGCCGCGTGCTTCGCATCGCTCGGGTAGTTGGCGCGATTCGTCTCTATCGCGCTGATGATCTTCTGTTGTACCTCTGTCGTAATCATAGTTATGTCTTTGTTGTGTTACTTTTATCTATAGTTATCTACCATCATCTATACATGGGTTTATCTCTCTGCGCCCTCGGCTGTCAGAGGCTTTCCAATGCGTGGTGGGGCATATTCCTCGTGGGCGGTTGCATCCAGTCCTCGACGCCCTCTTTCGGCGGTGGCAGCTCTACGAGCAGGTCGGCGCAGCTCTCCCCCCGGTGTCCCGGCTCCTCTGCAGGCAGCGCCACACGTGGTCGTTCCACGATGCCCACTCGGCGTATCGCGTGCTCGCTGATGTAGCGGTTGAAGGCGGCTATCTTCTTCCGCTGTTCCACGAACACCTCCCGATCTTGCGCCGTCGTCTCTGCCGCTGCCGTATTATAGGTGCCCACGTTCTCGAGCCGATCCACCAACATATCCCGCTGATAGATATACACGTCCGTCACCTCGCCCGCCTCATTACGCAGCAGATAGGCGTCCACCTTATAATTGTTCGGCGCCAACTTCTCCAACACCTCCGTGCTGCTCAGCCACCAGTCCGTGTACTCGATCCGGCAGTAGCTGTTCCGTCGTATCGTCGTCTGCAGATGTTCGCCCACATAGCGTGCCATCAGTGCGCGGTTCAGCGGCTGCAACGTCGGATTCAGATTTGCCTCCAACACCTGCCACCGCGTCATGCCCGGATACTTCCGCTGATTCGTATGCAGCGCATTGTTATACTCCTCTATATCCCGCATATCCTCCGCGATCAGCTGCTCCCAGCTGTAGTACTCATAGTCCTCATAGCGGTCATTCTCCTCGTCGAACACCTTCTGGCTCTCCGTCCGGTAGCGCGAGTTCTTAGCGTAGAACCTTCCGATGCCCACATGATTCCGATGCTCCACACTGCGCTTCTTCGCCCCGTTGAAGGCCTCTGCCGTCTTCTCCTGCGAGTTCATCGGTGCGCAGAAGCGCACGAAGGGGAACATCACCCCGGCTTTCAAGAAGCTCTCCTTCCACTGGCTCATCAGGTGGTTCTCCACCTCTACCTCCATCGGGCAGCCCCAGCCCTTACGCTCGATCAGTCGGAACATGTTGCGGAACATCTCCACCACCAAGTCCTCATTCTTCTTCCTATTGTACGCATACCCGATGCAGCACTGGCTCGCCACGTCGTAGGCGTAGTAAGCCTTCGGTCTTGCCTTCGTGTCCCGCAGCTTGCGCGGCAGGTCGCGGTCGTCGAACGTCACCTTCGACAGCGAGAACTCCGGCGCGTGCCGGTGCATGTGCGGCATCGACTCGTGCATGAAGGTCGTGAACGTATTCAGCCTATGCTCTATCAGGACGCGATTCTTAGGCAGCGTCATGTAGCTCGTCACCGTCGACTCGCTCAGCACCATCGGCTCGCCCTCCTTCGTCTCGAAGTCCTTCGGCTTGAACAGTTCCCCCGTCTGCGGATCGTAGATGTCCAGTTCCCCGCACACGAACTGATTGTACAGCTCCACCACCTGTGGCACCGTCGGTCTATTCGGTAGCACCGCTATCGACAGGATCAGCCGTTCCGTATTCTGATCCACCTTCCGCGCCGACTGGTTCCCGAACTTCCCGCTGATCAGGCACCCGTAGCCCTCCCGCCGGTACTCAGCCACCTTCTTGCGGAACCGTAGCGTCGACGTCGGCAACGTATGTCCCACCTGCCGACGCAGGCTCTCCACCGTCGCCGCCATCATCTCCCAGTCGTAGCCTCTGCCCATCAGCTTGTTGATCAGGACACCGTTGTCGTGCAGCTTGATGCAGCAGTTCAGCACCGAAGCGTTCACAATATACTCATGCTTACGCTCCGCACTCAGCCCCACACCCGTGCTTTCGAGGTCGTTGAAGTAGACCACCGCTCTCTGATCCAACTCATAGTTCGAGCGCACCCAGCCATCCAACATCTGGCGGTCGCCATACGGATACGCGGCATACACGCGCTCCTTGAAGCGATCCGGCAACGACTCCACACTCACCAGAGCGTAGTTGCCCGGTCCGCGTCCTTGCCGCAAGACCTTCAGCCGCTGCTCACGCACCATCCGCTTGTAGTTCGACAGGCTCATCACACCGCCCTCTACCAACTCGTCGAGCGTGATGCACCATCTTCCATCGTAATACTCCATAGCTTTCGCACTCCTTTCTCCGCTCATGCCGTCACGTGCTTCACCGGTAAGCTGCCGGCCCATTGCTGTATCGCCTCGATGTCGCACACCCGCACCTCGTCATATTGACGCACCAACCTGTTGCCGGCGAAGACCCTACACCACCCGAACTGCTTGCTGAAGACCAACAGCACCCCGTTGCCCAGCGTCTGCACCATGCAGCCGTTCGCGTCGTGCAGCGTCTCCACCACCGGCAGCTCCCACACCTCCGCGCATCCATGCTGACGTGCTGCCAGTCGGATCCGCTGTGCCAAGTTGCTGTCTCGCTCATACGACACCGCCCCTCGCACCATACGTGCCGTACAGCGGAACACCTCCGTCAGGAACGCCACATCCTCCGACGTCACCGCTATCCGACGTCTCCTCTCTTCCAACGCGGCTCGCAGCGCCTCGATACTCAGCTCCTGCGGCACCACCGCCTCCCGTTCCTCCCTCACTCGGCGACACTCATACCTCCTTGTCTCAGCCTCTCGCTCCGCAGCTGCTGCCACCGATACCTCCTCCGCTACCACCGTCGTTCCCTTCTGCACATCGTCCACTGGGTGCGCAGCCGTCGGCGCCACGGCCATCGTAGCACCCTCCATCAACTCCTTTGTCATTCTCCTTGTTACCATAGTGTTTATCAGTTTTAAGTTGTAGAATTCGTTATCTTCGCCGCGATTGTTTCACCGCTTAATACCATCGGCGTTCTGCCGAGTCGCCAAGTTCCGCAGCCGACACCATGTGTCTGTCGAGAAGGGGACTCTTTCGAAATCGACATAACCACTCTTCCTGAATATACCGCTCTTCTGTGGCTTCACCTTCTATGCAACTTATCAGCTCTGAACCACCACTACTTAGTGGAACCAAGACCGCTGAATACGTTCGCCCTGAACCTGTCCGGTTCTGCTGCCGACCTCTGATTTTCTTACTTATCATATTCTCTCGTTTTAGGTTTGTGTTTTTCGCTCCTGTTTTGTAACTTTGGCGCGACGTTCATCTTGGAACACGCTGCAATATTACAGAGATTCTGAATTGCATCCAAATATTTTTATTCAGAATTTCAGAAATAATTCAAAAATCATGAAAAAAGAAGACATTAATGCCCGTTTTATCGAAGCTATTAGCTATTTAATGAGCTCAAATCAGCAGTTAAATAAAACCACAATAGCATCGTCTCTAAATGCCAAACCTTCTAAGTTTTCAGAAATTCTGAATATGCGTATGAATGTTCCCGCCGAGATGATTGCTCAACTCTGCGACATATATAATGTAAACCCTACTTGGCTATTGACCGGAAAGGGCAAAATCGTAACAAATTCCGATAATCTTTCCACAGTCGATCAACCGACCGCCGAGGCAACTCCCTCTGTAGATCCTTCCATGGGCATCCCCCTCATTACCGTCGACGCCATGGCGGGCTACCTTCGCGGCGAGGTCTCTGTGATGGACGCCGACTGCGATCGCTTCGTCATCCCCGGCGTCGTTGCCGACTACATCATCCCCGTCCGCGGCGATTCCATGGTTCCGCTCTATCACTCCGGCGACCTCGTAGCCTGCCGTCGCCTATCTCTTTCCGACCTCTTCTTCCAGTGGGGCAAGGCCTATGTCCTCGACACCACCCAAGGCGTTGTCCTCAAACGCCTCCGTCCCGGATCTTCCCCCGACACCGTGCTCCTCGTTTCCGAGAACACTGCCTACGACCCCTTCGAGCTCCATCGTGACGACATCTATCACATCGCCATCGTCACTGCCCTCGTCCGCATCCTCTGATTTCCCTTATCCTGACCTTACAATCCCCTTACCTCGACCTTGATTCTCCTTATCCCGACCTTACAACGCTATCTACCTTACCCTTAAACACTACTGCCCTTACCCTCTCAATCACTACCTACACATTCCTCTCAATCCCCTTAGAACGCCCTTCGAACACTCTTAGGATGTCTTTCCTATGCCACTCTATTTTCTTTCACTGTTCTATATTCTCTCACCCGAACCTATCTCACATATTCAGATCTATCGCACACCCTGATTTATCTTGCACACCCTAACTGATCTCCGCATATTCAGGTCCATCGCACACCCGGACTTATCTCGCACACCAGAACCTATCTCCGCACCAAGATTGTTTCATTTTCTCATTTTCCTGCATCGTCTTTCGCTAATTTTCCAGATCAAGCTCTGTCTCCATCCATCAATCCATTGCTATCACTTTGCCGCCCCTCTGCCGTCCCTGCTTTTCGGGCATCTTCCTCATGCTACCTTCCTTCGATCTTCTGCCACTGCCTTATGACCACCCCCGACAATTCCACTGCTCCTCGGTCATCCTCCAGCTGCCTTCCACCGATCCTCCGACATCGCGCTCTGACTACCCCGACAATCCCCACTGCTCCTCTGCCATCCTCCTGTTGCCTTCCACAGATCCTCTGACATCGCGCTCTGACTACCCCGACAAACCCCACTGCTTCTCTGCCATCCTCCAGTTGCCTTCCACAGATCCTCCGACATCGCGCTCTGACCACCTGTGAAACCTCTATTCAAGGCAGTGATCCCCCCTCGCATCTTCCATCCGCACATATACCCCCGTGCACAATATTCTCTAACCCATATTTGCGCCATTTTTGCCCTAAAATAGGGGGTAATTTTCCTCTATTTCATTCCTCGTTTTTTGCCTTCGATTTTTTCAAAATGGTATTTTTGTCCACCCAGCTATTTGTACCCTCGCAACCCCAAATTCATATCCCTATTATATCTCAAAACATATCCCTATTGCATATCCCTAATCATATCCCTATTCCAATCTCATGTGCACACCAACACTTATTTTGTGCATAAATTTACCCATCTTCGCCGTCTTCGAACATTTCTCAGAATCCATTCTAAACTCGTCGAAGACTCCCCTCGAAGAGCCCTTCAACCCACTATACGTCGAGCCGACTTCTTGCTCCGGCTTTCTACCACTGGAGCTCCACCCGCTGCCTTTCGCGACCTATCTATAGCCTCCCTGATTTATCTTTGATCTCGCTTCGTTTCTCGCTTCATTTCTCGCTTCGTCTTTTGCTTCCTTTTTGCTTTAATTTTTCCTTCATTACCCCCGCACAAATTCATCTCTCTGCTTCCTCAGATCACGTTCTACGATCCACCTAAATCGCGTTCAGAAGCCTCTCAGATCGCATTTGTGGATCTTTCGAATCGCACATTCAGATGCCGGTCGCATTGCATTCTTCTACTATTCTAAACTCATTCTATTCCCATTCTACTTTCCACATTTCAAGCCCTATCTTTACCCGGTATCACACCCCCATTTTCAGCCATTCTTCAATACCTATCTCCATCTCCAGACATCCTCCGTGTGCACACACAGCGAGCGGGGATCCGGCGCCAATTAGCAACCAGATCCCCGCTACATAAACCTTCATAAATTTGATGTAAATTTTCGAGCGTTCACCGCCCATCTCGATATCCTCATTTGTAAATCGAAATTAAACCATTGTAAACGCTTCGTTTTACGCCGTTTCATTCGATAATTTATCATAACTTACACATTTCCAACAATTTCAAAGCATATCATCTCCACGCCATTTTATACGCTTCGTTTTGTGCCCGTTAGATAAGGCCTGCGGCATCTCATTAAATGTAAGTTCTACCATACGATTACGTTTAAATTTTACGCTGCAAAGGAATCGAATGAAGAAATGGTGATTTCA